AAGGCTCCTACGGTTTATACAAAGACATCATAAAATTCGCGGGCGACGAGGAAATCATAAAAGTAGACGACGTTCGAAAACTAGGCCCGCTCAAATACCGAGCATACCAAATTGCAATGGAAAAGACTGATCTAGCGTTCAAACCAAACAAGCTGCCGAAACCTTTTGGCGAGCCGACTTCGAGTCCGACTAATTGGACCAAGGATTGGGATACGAAAGCGAGTAAGGTCAGCGCGGGGTACAGTTACGGTAATGAGTCGAGGGAAAAGGTGACTAGGTCGATTAAGAAGGAGGCGAATACGTTGTATCAGAGGTGGACGACTGAAGTTATCAATGGAGATGATTTGAGGAATCCGGTTTGTATCGCTAGAATCGGCCGCGCACGCTTGGCCCACCCAACGGACTTATCAACCCCGCTAGAACTGATCCCCGACGCTCACCATCAAATGGTCTCCGAATGCTTGTTCCGACCTTACTACGACGCGGTTTTGAACGACCCAAACCATCCAATGTACTTCAACGAAGACGGCACCGCCGAGTTTTTACAAGAACTGATTTCTCACGGTGAAGGCGTTGATTTGGACGGTGGCAAAAACGAGACGATTCAAGTGGCCACAGTTGCTTTCAAGGAGTTTGATACCACAGTGAATGGCTGGTTGGTCAAGGAGCAGTTTAAATCGTTGAAGAATTATTTCCGAGTAAACACGATCGAAGAACAAAAAACGCTAGACAACTTCGTGGACAACTTAGCAAACATGCACGTCAACTGCACAGTCGTCATGCCAGACGGTCGCAAATTTAGAAAATCAAGAGGCCTGATCAACGGAGCCAAAGAATACAAGTACCTTCAATACCGACTAACTTATTTTTACATCCAATTCGGACTCGCCATGCAACATTTAATGACGCCAGCCGTGCAACGACCACCCCTGCTCCACGCGATGATCGTAAAAGGCAACGAATCAATGTTTTTAGGTGTGAATATTGACTTCTCCAAAATTTTACCAATCCTCGAAAGAACATTCCACCTGCACATCGACCGGTCCGAGTACCCACGCGGACAAAAAACCGCTTTATTCGAAAACTATCACGAGAACATGGAACACCTGAATTTCGTTGGGTACCAGTGCTTTGGAGGAACATTTGAGCGAGACATCACGATCGACATTAAAAGACTCATGTTTCCAGTGGATACTTATGGCACGTTTGAGGATGGAAAGCCGGAGCCGGTTTTGAGCGCGACTGACAAGTTCAAGTATAGTCAGATCAAGCAGTGTCACGATAATTGGAGGCCAACGCATACTGTGAGAAACGATAAAGTCATAGAGCTCAAAGAGAAATACGATATGTACGATTTGTACGACGTGAAGTATACCAAAAATAAATTGTTGGAGACGATTAAACAGATAGAGCAGCAGAGGATTAGAACGAAAAAGTTGTTTGGAGGGGAGAACTGTTACGACGAAAATCCGAACCTACAAGTGAATCAAGAATTTATCAACAACGTTTGGCAAAAATTCTCAGAAAAGTACCTCAACGATGAGGAATGATCTATTAGAAAAGTTCATCTTTAAACACTAGACTGAAATTATAATACTCAAGTTTACAAAAAAAAAATCAAAAGTTCATATTTATTCAAAAAAATTAAAAAATATTTAAATGACCAAAAGTATTCAAATTTCGCCGTTGAATATATAAAAAAA